CCCGGAAGACCAGCAGACCGCGGACAACACCGTGGTCCTGGCCAGGGACGGCAAGCACACCATCGACTTCAGCCACCTGGACAAGGCACGCCAGCAACGCGACACGTACCGGGCCGAGGCAGAGGACGCGAAGCGCCAACTGGCGGACCTGCAAGCGCAGGCGAAGGCCCGCGAGAACGAGGGGCAGGCCCCGACCAAGACCGACAACATGGTTGCCACAGCAGAGGCGGCGATGTCGAAGGGCGTGGACCCGGGCCTGTTCGGCGACTTCTCGGAAGAGGCGCTGGCAGCTGGCATCGCCAAGCTGGTGCAGCAGCAGGTAGAGGAGCGCGTCGGCAAGGCCGTCGCACCGCTGCAGGCCAAGCAACAGCAGGACGCCGCCACCGCGCACTACGAGGCCATCTACAAGGCGCACCCCAACGCTGACTCCATCGTGGAGAGCGCCGAGTTCAAGGCCTGGGTGGATGCCCACCCGAGCGCGGTCCGCGCTGCGTACTGGCAGTTGTTCGACCCGAAGACGGGCGGGACGGCTGAGCAGATCGTCGAAGTGTTCGATGCCTTCACGAAGGGCAACAAGGAAGCTCCTACGCCCGCAGCCTCTGACAAGGCTGCGGCCACGGCCGCCGCGGCGTCCGCGCGGAAGGAACCCCCTGCAAGCCTGTCCGGTATCCCCGGCGGGCGCGCGGACGGGCTCTCTCCGCACGAGCACATGGCAGGCATGGGTGGCGTCGACATGTACGCGGCCATGGAAGGCATGAGCCCCGCACAGATCGAAGCCTTTCTGAACAAGCAACTCTGATTGCACCAGGCATCGCCGGGAGGCGAGGCCCATCCCATCGAAGGAGGACTCCATGTCCGAAAGCAAAACGAACGTCCCATCGGGTGCGACCGGCGCCATGATCCAGCAGGCGGTAGGGGTCTTCCACACCTGCATGCAGCGCAACACGACGCTGAACCGCCTCACGGGCAAGATGCCCACCATCGAGAACGCCATCGCGGGCGCGAAGCGTCAGTCGAAGCCCACGATGCCCATCGTGCGCGCCGACGACCTGGGCAAGAACAAGGGTGACGAGATCACCTTTCACCTCGACAACCCGATCAGCGGCTACCCGATCATGGGCAGCGAGTACGCCGAGGGCAAGGGCGTGGGGATGTCCTTCTCCGAGGACCGCCTGCGTGTGAACCAGGCGCGCTTCCCGGTGGACATGGGCAACACCATGACCCAGATCCGCAGCCCCTACGACCTGCGCCGCCTGGGCCGCCCGAAGGCGCAGCAGCTGATGAACGACTACATCGACCAGTCGATCCTCGTTCACATGGCCGGCGCGCGCGGCTTCCACGACAACAAGATCGAGTGGCGCGTGCCGCTCGCCTCGCACCCGAAGTTCAAGGAAATCATGGTGAACCGGGTGAAGGCGCCGACGCGCAACCGGCACCTGGTGGTCGGCGGCGGCGCGGTGGGCGAGGTGAAGGCGAACGCTGGCGAGCTGACCATCGCCACGACGGACATGTTCACCATGGATGCGGTGGACTCGCTGCGCTCGTGGATGGACCAGATCCCGCTGCCGCCGCCCCCGGTGGAGTTCGAGGGCGACCTGGCCGCCACCGACAGCCCGATCCGCGTTGCGCTGGTGTCGCCCGCGCAGTACAGCGGCTTCGCCACGAACCCGGACTTCCGTAGCTTCCAGGCCAACGCCTATGCGCGCGCCCGGCTGGCGAAGGACCACCCGCTGTTCCTCGGCGACGTGGGCCTCTGGAACGGCATCCTCATCGTGAAGATGCCCAAGGCGATCCGCTTCTACGCTGGCGACCAGCTCAACTACTGCGCTGCGTACGACAGCGAGGTCGAGTCCAGCGTCGTCGTGCCGGCGTCGTTCGGCACCACCTTCGCCGTGGATCGCGCGCTGCTGCTGGGCGGCCAGGCGCTGGCGCAGGCCTTCGGCAGCTCGGAGCACAGCGGCATCCCGTTCTTCTGGTCGGAAGAGAAGGGTGACCACGGCGACAAGCTCGAAATCCTGATCGGCGCCATCCTGGGCATGTCGAAGATCCGCTTCGCAGTGGACCACGGCGACAGCACCCAGTTCACCGACCACGGCGTGACGGTGCTGGACACGGCCGTTCGCATCATCAAGCCGCGCGGCTGATGACCTCGGGGGCCGGCTGCGGTTGGCCTCCGCCTTCACCTTTCTCGAATCACACAGGAGGCCAACATGGCAACCATTAAGAAACTGGGGCTGGGCCTGCAGCAGTTCGGCGGCTTCACCCCTTACGGCAACCTCACCACGCTGCGCGCCGCGCTGCTGACCGCGGCCGATGGCGGCGCGCTCAACGCGGACAGCGCCACGCCCCTCGGCATCGGCGATGTCGTGGTGCTCGACAAGCTGCCCGAGGGCATGGTGCTGGAAGACGCGCAACTGATCGTGTCGACGGCGATGACCGCCGCAGTAACCGGCTCGCTGGGCTTCATCTACGCCGACGGTGTGGACAGCGCCGACGTGCCGCAGGACGCCGCGTATTTCGGTGCCGGCCTGGCGCTCAACGCGACCGGCCGCCTGCGCGCCGCCACCGCCAAGGTGCCGGTGAAGCTGCCCAAGCCCGCGCTGCTGGTGCTGACCATCGCAGGCGCGGCCAACGCGAAGGCTTCGCGCGTGGACGTGATCGTGCACGGCGAGCGCGGCGGCCCGAAGTAATCGACACCTGAGCCGAGCGGGGCGGGGCCATGTGCTTCGCCCCTTCGTCACATCCAAGAGGAGCAACCCATGTCCGCCAGCCAACTCGTCGCCATCACCTACATCGGCACGGAAACGCCGTTCCAGGACCGCATCTACCGATCGCGCCTGACCTTCGACCCCGACCAGACCCGCGAGGTGCCGGCCGAGCTCGCTGCCAAGTTCCTGCTGCACGCAGACGTGTTCAAGGCGGCCGACGAAAAGGCTGCCGAGGCGACCGCGAAGAGCAAGAAGGCCGCCGCGCCGAAGGACGACACGGCGGAGACGCTCGAAGCCGCCCAGAAGGCCGAGGAGGAGCGGCGCCAGAAGGAGGGCCAGCGCTTCGAACTGCACCAGCAGATCGACAAGATGGACAAGCAAGCGCTGCGCGACTGGACGAAGACGAAGTTCCAGCAGGAGCTGCCCGGCAACCTCGGCATCGAGAAGATGCGCGATCGCGTCAAGGGCTTCGTGGATCAGTTCGGAGCCCCATGACCCTGCAGGACTTGATCCGGCGCTTCCGCGTCCTGGCCAACGACAAGCGGCAGCCCTATTTCTGGGCAGATGCCGATGTCGTGGACTGGCTGAACGATGCCGAGCGGCAGGCTGCGGTGCGCGGCCGGCTGCTGCGCGAGGACGCGGACCCTGAGGTGTGCCGCATCGCGCTCGCATCGGGGCAGGCGGTGTACCCGCTGCACGCGGCGGTGTTCGAGATCATCAGCCTGCGCCTGCTGCCAGTCAACGGCGACCGCGCGCGCTCGATCAGGCTCGTTTCGCGCGAGTGGCTGGATGCCGAGGTGCCCGGCTGGCGTGAGCGTGTAGACCCGGCGTGCTTCGCGATCCAGGATGACACTTCCTTGCGCCTGGTCGGCACGTTCGAGGCCGGCGATGTGCTCGTGCTCGAGTGCTATCGGACGCCCCTGGAGTCAATGGCGCTGCCCCCGGGCGGCTCGCCGCCGCCGGTGGTCCGCAGCACGCCCGATATCCATGCGACGCACCACGAGCACCTGCTGCTGTGGGCGTTGCATAAGGCTTTCAGCATCCCCGACACCGAGACGTTCGACCCGGCACGCTCGGACAGGGCTGAAGCGGGCTTCACCGCCTACTTCGGGCCGATGCCCGATAGCGACCTCCGCCGTATCACGCGCGAGGATGTTCCACATCACAACGTGCTGATCCTGCCATGAGCACGACCCTTGTTCACGTAGAGCTCCGCGTCGGCGAGACGGTGCGCATCGGCAACACGCTGGTGACGCTCTCTCAGAAGTCGGGACAGCGCGCGCGTCTCGCCATCTGCGCCGACGCGAACACCCCCATCCAGCGCCCAGCCGGGCGCGCAACCACTGGCGCGCAGGAGTGCGCTTCTTCCGCTGAAGAGGCCGCAAATGGCAAACACCCTGTATGACGCTGCGCGGCAGCGCTTCCTGGAAGCTCAGCTCAACTGGGCGACCGACACCATCAAAGTTCTGTTGGTGGACACTGGCGCCTACACGCCGCAGACGGCCATCCACCAGTACCTCGCGGACATCCCGATCTCGGCGCGCATCGCGGGCCCCGTGACGCTGACCGCGAAGACCACCACCGGCGGCGCGGCCGACGGCGCGGACGTGACGTTCACGGCTGTCTCGGGCGCGAGCATCGAGGCCATCGTGATCTACCGCGACACGGGCACCGAGGCGACCTCGCCGCTGATCGCTTTCATCGACACGGCCACGGGCCTGCCAATCACGCCCAACGGCGGCGACATCATCGTCACCTGGGACAACGGCACCAACAAGATCTTCAAGGTCTGATCGTGGGGGGCGCAGGAGTGCAGGACACGCAATCTCTCGCGGCGCCGCCGCAGAAGCCGCCGCCGATCATCATCGGCGTGGAGGGCATCGCCCCGAAGCCCATCGAGCTGACGCCGGCCATCGTGCCGGGCATCAACTGGCGCATGGTGGGCGCGCTGCCGCCGTTCCAGATGTTCGTCCACGAGCTGGCGCCGTGCCCGCCGGGGCGCGACAGCCAGGAGTGGGCCATCGACTACGCGCTGCGCTTCGCTGGTCAGCGTGGCGACGACGTGCTCATGGGCGAGTACAGCGCCTGGCACGCGGCAAAGGGGTACTGGCCGAACGAAACGCCGCTGGGCGTGCTGAAGGACTGAGGGAGCGCGAGTATGGGCCACCGAATCGCCGGCGTCCTCTACGGGGAGAACATCGTTGGCCGCATTCTTGAAGTGCGGCAAGGCCTTGATCCGTTGCTGGTGTCTTCAGATCTGATTTCCTACCCCGGCTCCGTCGGGAGCAGCGGCGCGTTTGCCGCGCTTGCACCGGACTTGAAGGCCGGTGTGGTCACGTTCAACAGCGGCATCTCGGGGTCGAATTTTCGCTACTACCCTGACATGAACACGATGGCCAACCCAGTGACGCCGGCCGCCGGCTTTGCTGCAACCACCACGGTGTGCGCGATTTCGAACGATCACTACGCGGTCGGCGGCACCAGCTCTCCCTACCTCTACGTCTTCAAGCGGAGCGACCACTCGCTGGTCACGGTGGCCACGACCAACCTCGGCACCATCTATGCGTTGGACTTCTCGCCGGACGGTACAAAGCTGGCGGTGACGCACGGCAGTTCGCCCTATATCCGCGTCTATAACACCTCGACGTGGGCTTATACCGATGCGGTGACGGTGCCCGGCGGCGGTGGCAATTACGGACTCGTGTTCACCTCGGATAGCACGCGCTTTGTCGTGATGTGTGCTTCTTCGCCCTTCATTTCGATCTACAACGCTACGACCATGGTGCGAAGCTACGGCTACACCGCGAGCAGCAAGTACACCCCGACGACCAACTACATCCGCCCCCTCGCGCGGCATCCCACTACGGCAAACTCGATCTTGATGGCGTTCGGCACCTCGCCGTTCATCGCGGAGTTCAATGCGGACACCCAGGTCTTCACGGATTTCACTGCCCTGACGACCGGTGGCGTGATCGGGCCGGGCTACAGCCTGACGGTCGATCCAGATCCAACGGAGGACGCGGTCTACCTCCGCCACAACACTGGTTCGACATCGCCAACCCGGACGATGTCGAAGTTCAGGATCTCCACGCGCGCACCGTTCCCGGCGCAGTCGCCACTGTTCCGCAACGCCATGTGGGGCAGCACTGGCGCGCTGACGCCATTTGTCATCACTTACGACACCCCCTACAAGATCACGGGCACGGTGCGGGACATCAGCAACAACCCCGTGGCGCGCGTGGTGCGCGCGCATCGACGAGATACCGGTGAGCTCGCCGCCCAAACCACCTCGAGCGCGAGCACCGGCAACTACGACCTGCGCGTGCCGGACATCGGGCCTTACGACGTGCAGTTCATGACGGCCGCCGGCGAGCTGCTGAACGACCTGTTCTACGCGCAGACGGAGCCGCAACCGGTCTAGCGATGCCGTACACGCCCCCGACCAGCCCGCTGAACGCTTCGTGGGTCGGGGCACCGACCTACCGAGGGCCCGCGCGCGTCATCCTCGGCACCTGGGTCACGCCGAATCAGTGGATCTACCAGCCGGCCAGCGCCGAGGGCGGCATGGGCACGCCAACGGTCATCGGGCAGCAGCTCGTGGCGGCTGCAGGTGCCGGTGACCAGACCCAATGGGGTACGACCTTCGCGCTGACGAAGGTTCTCTACTACCGGCCGCCGCAGTACACCATCACCGCTTCGTGGGTCGGCAAGCCGGTCTACATCCGCACCATCGGCGCATCCCTGTCGGTCACCTGGGACCAGCAGCGCGCCTACGTCAATCCGCCGGGCTTTCTGTCCGAGGCGACGGGCACGCCCTTCGTCACGCAGCAGCAGTTCGTGCGGCCGGTGGGCTTCACGCCGCTGGCCTTCGGTTCCACGTACGCGATCTTCCCCTACCAGTACGCGCCGCCGCGCTGGACGATCAATGCGAGCTGGGTGGGCAAGCCGGCCTACACACCCGCGGTGGGCGTGCGCGATGGGCTCTGGACGCTGCCGTCAGAGGACAAGTACATCCCGCTGACGGGCTGGGACTCGTGCAGCTTCGGCGCCGCCACGATCCAGAACTACCTCACCTACGTTGCGCCGGGTGGGTTCGACAGCCTGGCCGTCGGCGCGCACCAGGTGCGCAATGCGGCGGGCGCGCTGCGGCCAACGGGCATCGCCAGCCAGCTCTCGTTCGGTGCCGCCCTCGTGGCGTTCGGACAGCGCAAGGTCACGCCCACGGGCGTGGATCTGTCGGGCTTCGGCGCGGCCGCCGTGGTACTGAAGAACAGGCGTCTCTTCCCAGGTGGCTTCGATGCGATGGCCGGTGGCAACCCGACCATCATCAACCGGAACCGGTACATCGCAGCCGGCAACATCGTGCCGCCGGCGCTCGGCACGAGTTCGACGGTCTGGCTCTACACCCGATACCTGCTGCCGAGCGGGCTGGTGGCCACCGGTTTCGCGAGCACCAACCGGGTGAGCCACGACCGGCAGTATGTGCAGCTGAACGCGGGCATCCCCACGCCAGGCTTCGGCACAGCCTGGATCAGCCAGGGCACGCGGCTGGTGGCTCCGGCGGGCGCGTTCCTCGATGCCGTCGGCAGGCCGAACGTGGGCGGCACGCGCTACATCACGCCAACGGGCTGGGACTCGTCGGCCTTCGGCACACGGGTCATCCCTGAATCGCAGACCGTGGCGCCGCAGGGCTTCCGGGAGGTCTGGGGCGACACGAACATCAAGAACCAGCTGTCGTTCGTGCGGCCGCCCGGGTTCGAGACGAACGTGCAGGAGCAATACCGCTGGGGGCGGGCGCAGGTCTACAACCTGCGGCAGTACGTGGTGCAGAACTACGACCCTACCGACGGGCTCAGCCCGCCGCCGTGGCCGCAGTGGACGGCTATCGAGAACCGCAACCGCGTGGTGGGCGCGATCGGCATCGCGCCGCCGCGTGTGGGCGAGCCGCTGGTGTTCAACAACGCCCGCGTGATCGCGCCGGCTGGCATGACGCCTCCTGGCTATCCGGGCACGACGCCGGCAGGCCTGGTCGCCTATGGCGTGCGGCTGCTGCCGCTGGAGGGCATCGAGCCGCCGCCGCTGCTGAACTGGAACGCGGTCTACAACGCGGCGCGCGTGGTGGCGCCGGCCGGGGCCGATACGCAGCTCTTCGGCGTGCCCGCGCTGGAGAACACGCGGCGCTACTACCCGCGGATCGGGAACATCGACTCGGCGGCCTACGGCACCGCCTTCATCGACTTCGCGATTCGGACGCTGGACATCGAGTCCCGCTACGCGATCCAACCGCCCGACGTGCCGCTTCCCGAGGTCAAGTTGCACACGCGCTACGTCGATCCGAGGGGCGATGACATGTCGCGCATCGGGCTGGCCGCGCTGTCCATTCACTTCAACATCCTCCTGCCCAGGTGGACGCACCGGGACTTCTTCGGCGAGCCGCGTGTGCACAACGTGACCCCCGAAATGCGGGGCTACGGATGGAACTCGGAGGAGTTCGGTGACGCCTTCGTGCGGCTGCAGTACCGGCCCGTGGCGCCGGATGGCGCCGCCACTCAGCTCTTCGGGCAGGTCAAGATCGCCGACCGCAAGCAGACCATCGCGGTGCCGGGCAACAACTTCATGCGCGTGGGCGACAAGCTGGTGGTGACACGGGCTGGTGCACCGCCGTACGCCACGCAGTGGATCATCCAGGACCAGGAGATTGCCTCTGAGAGCGAGTTCGGCAAGCCAGGGCTGAACCAGTATGTCCTCTACGTGCCCGGCATCACCGCACCGCCGCTGGGCGACGCGACGGTGCGCAGCAATGGCGTCATGGTCGACGCCGGCATCAAGGTGGACGGCTACGGCGAGCCCACCGTTTCGCTGAAGAGACGCTATCTCACGGTGGCCGAGTGGCCCGACGTGCAGGTCTTCGAGCCGACGCCCGCGCGAATCACGCCGCACACCATCTACGCGGTGGTCGAGGCGCCGGCACAGGCCATCCGCAACCACCCGCCCGCCAACCTGCACTATGTCGGCCAGACGCTGGAATACGGGCCGGGCGCCCGGTTTGGGCAGCACTCGGTGCGCACCTACCGCGGCATCCTGTCGCCCTCGACCGTGGGGAACACCGCGCAGCTCGGTGCGCCCTCTGTCCAGCTGCACCGGCGCTACCTGGAGCCGGCGGGTATGCAGGCCTACCGCATGGGCTGGGTGGTGCTGGGTGACGGCACGCAGTTCGTGAAGCAGTTCGGCGGCGCCGACATGCAGCTCTTCGGGCAGCCGGCGGTGGCGCGCGGGCCGTACCTGGGGCCGCAGACCGTTCGTCCTGTGGGCCTCGCGCCGCCGGACTTCGGTGTGACCTGGGTGTCGCTGTTGCACCGGACCTTCCAGTTCACCGGCTTCAACGCGCTGGCGATGGGCGGGTCGCGCGGGGAGCCGCCGTATCAGTGGCAGTCGCTCCACGTTGGCCCCCTGATGCCGACCATTCCGCCTGGCATCGACGCGGCTGCTTTCGGGACCGCGTGGATCTCGCTACGCATCCGGGGCCTGGAGCCGCAGGGCTTCGAGGCGTTCGCAAGCGAGTACGACCCGGAGAATTTCGCCGCGCGCATGCACGTGCGCAATGCCTATGTTCCGTCGGGCCCGGCGGCGCGCACGCTCGTGCCTGTGGGGATCGACGCAGCGCAGGCCGGCGTGCCCAATGCCAAGCTGGCCGTGCACTACATCCGGCCCGACGGCAACGCCGATCAGTACCGAAAAGGAGCCTTCTAATGACCGACACCTCCCTCATGCCGGTGGCCGGCATCAACAACGTCTCGGAGGATGCTGCCATGCAGCGCGGCGGCGATGCCGCGCGGTTGTTCGTGCGCGATGCGGTGAACGTGGACATCACCCCGGCGGGGAAGGCATCGGTTCGCATGGGCGAGCGCCTGGTGAGCGCGGCACGGTTCCGCGACGTGTGGCAAAGCCCACTGCACCGCGACACCTTCGGCACTCTCGCTGGCAAGTGGGTCAAGATCAACCCGGCCGACTGGTCGCACGAAGAGCTTGCTACGGTGGGGGAGGGTGCAGAACACGCAGTGTTGAACAGCCTCGTCTGCGTAGCCGGGCCTGCAGGTCTGTTCACATTCGACGGCAGCGCGGCGCAGCGCCTGACGCTTGACACGCCGCCCGCACCGCTGCTGACTGCCGGCACAGGCTCACTGGAGCCGGGCACCTACGGCGCGGCCGTGGCTTGGCTGCGCGGCGCGCAGGAATCCGCCCCGTCCGAGCTCGCAACCGTCGAAGTGGGCCCAAGCGGAGCGCTCGAGGTGACTCTGCCCATCTGGCTCGACCCTACGCTCACTGGCGTTCGGCTGTACCTGACGCGGCGTGATGGCGGCGAGCTGCTGCGCGCCGGAGACTGGCCGGCCGGTACCGCGTCGATCCACCTACCACTGCTGCCCCAGCTCGGCGCGGCGGCCCAGTTCCGCCACCTGTCGCCGATGCCCACAGGGCGTTTTCTCTCGTACTGGCGCGGCCGGCTGCTGGTCGCCCGCGGCAACGTGCTGCGCTGGTCTGAAGCACTGGCCTATCACCTGCACGACGAGCGGCACGGGTTCGTTCAGATGCCGCAGCGCATCACCTTCGTGCAGCCTGTCGACGGCGGTGTGTGGGTCGGGCAGGTCGATCACGTCGTCTTCCTTCGCGGCAGCGCGCCCGCCGAGTTCTCGGCGGAGCGCAAAGGAGGCCGCGCACCGGTGCCTGGCAGCGCCATCCTCGCGTCGCCGGATGCTCTCGGCGGTGACCTCACCGCAGGCGGCAGTGACGCGGCGGTCTGGCTGGCGGAAAACGGCTACGTCGCCGGTACCGCCTCCGGCGCGCTGGTGGAGCTGCATGCGGGCGTGCTGAAGGGCATCACGGGCCGTGCCGGAACCTCTGTAGTGTTTGGCCGGCGCCTGCTGACCGCTGTAGTCTGAGGTCTTCCGTCCCGGGCATCCGGGAATCATTCGCTGCGCAGGAGTGCGGCATAGGACTACTGGAGCTTCCTATGACGACGCTGCGCAAAGAACTGGCTGCGGACCTGAACCGCGAAACCTACGATGTCACCGAGCGGGGCATCTACTTCCCCCGTCAAGGCGTGCTTGCACAGGGCGAGTACTTCGACCGTATCAACGGCGGCGAGTGGACCCGCACCAAGAACAAGATCGTCATCGAAGGGCTGGCGCACATCCTGAACGTGGCGCTGGGCAGCACGGCCAAGCCGGCGGGCTACTTCCTGGCCCTGTTCAGCGGCGCGGCGGCGCCGGCCGACAACTGGACGGCCGCCAGCTTCGCGGCCACCGCGTCCGAAATCGTCAGCCTCACTGAGGGCTACACCAGCCCGACCCGACCGGCCTGGACCTCGGCAAACACCAACACCGGTTCGATCGACAACATGGCGGCCGTCGCCACGGTCACCATCGCCACCGCCGGCCAGCTCAACGTGACTGGCGCGGCAATGCTGACGAACAACGCGCGAGGGGGCACGACCGGTGCGCTCGTGTCGGCGACGAAGTACGCTGCCGCCCGCGTGTTCCAGAACGGCGACACCTACGACATCGGCTACCGACTCAGCCTGACCGTCTGATCCATGCACGCACCGCGCCCCTACGGGCGCTTTGCCGAGCAGGCGGAGCTGTCCCCGGAAGATGCCGCTGCCGTCGAGCGGCTGGCCAGGACCGCGACCAACTTCAAGCAGCTGTCCGCTTTGGACAGCCTGAAGCGCGTCGCGGCGCTGCCCAGCGGCCGCCAGGCGGTGGCGATCGACATGGGCGGCGTGTTCCGCATCCTGGTGCTGGAGCGCCACGAGAACCCGGAGCACGAGGTCACCGGCCTCGCCGAGACGAACGTGCCCATGCTGTTCTCCGGCGCCATCACTCGCGCCCAGGTGCTGGAAGGCGAGGGGGTGGGCATCAAGCTGACCGAGCAGACGCGCCGCCGGCTCGCGGGCTACCGTGACGACGAGGAGCTGCCGCCGAAGGATGTGGCGCTGCAGCGTTTCCGCATCGACTACCACGACCGGTTCGCCTACTTCCGACCCGAGTACAGCGGCATCTACACGTTCACGCAGTACGTGAAGCAGCGCCCGACCTGGTACAGCGGTGCCATGGCCGAGGTGGCGCAGGTGGTCGGCGGCTACGGCCGGCAGGTGCTGGCGGACCTGCCCGACGATCCCGTCGAGCGGGCCCGCATGCGCGTGCCCGAGCGCTTCATGCGCGAGATCCGGCGCGAGGTCGCGGGCCTGCGACTGCCCGGCTACACCGGCTTCCCGGACCGCGAGGGCCAGTTCCAGTACCGCTACCAGCACGGGGAAGGCAACGCCGTGTCGTTCGGCACCGACGGAAGGCCCTGGCTGCTGCGCATCAGCACGCGGGGCGTCTTCGCCATGCCCTTGCCGTTGGTGCCGGCGACAACCGCCGCCGCCTTCCGCGCCTACGTCGAGGAGGTCGGCGATGCCGAGCTGCTGAAGGTGCTGGATCGCTTCGGCGGACTGCCTTCGGGTGAGACGTTCCCCGATGACGAACAGGACTTCGAGGCTTGGCGGCGCGCGGGCGTATTCATCAAGGTGTGCGACTGCGCCGACTTCTACACGCGGCAGGCCTTCTATGCCGCCGGAGGTTGGTCCCTGAACAGCCGCGGCAGCGAGGGCTTCAACACCTGTTGGGACCGCGACGACGCGGGCCTTCTGCACGCGCACGCCTACAAGATGAAGCTGCGGCTGGGCGCGGCCGCCAACGGCGGGCGGTTGAAGGCCTCGTGGCAGTTCGACGGCGAGGACGAGGCCGCCCGCGCACACGGCTATCTGGATCGGGTCTTCGAGCAGCTGCGCGATGGCTCCCACCGCTCGCGCGCGGCGGCCTACAAGATTCGCCGCGCCACGGCCGCGCAGATCCTGGCGCGCGCTTCGGTGTCGAACGGGCCCGACAACGACTACTGGGACGCGCTCGAGCTGGAGCCGATCGCTGTGCACCAGGGGAATGTGGCGCGGGTGGGCACGGGCCCCATGTACTGGCCGGGCAAGAACCCGAAGTCGATGGGGCGCTTGAAGTTTCCGGAACTGCGCGGGCTGGGCTGCGAGTCGTTCGTGATGGTGTCGGAGGACTACGCCGGCCCCGCCGTGCGATGCGACACCATCGTCTTCGGCTGCTACGTCGACGACGAGCTACAGGTGGTCAAGTATTTCTACGACGAGCGCAAGGTGCAGGAGAAGGTGCAGAGCACCTTCGAGAAATTCATGATCGTCGGCCAGTGGGAGAAGACCGAAACCACCGGGCTGTCTGGCCTGATGGGCTACTTCTACACCTCGGCATTCGACGACCGGCAGGTGGCGCCGCCGGTCAGCACCACGACGCACATCACCGGCATCGACATGGGCTACGGCCAGCCAGCCTTCGCCACGCCGCCGCTCCTGTACTGCGTCGGCTCGCTTTCGCGGGCCCGCTACTACTACCACCGCACGACGGTGAAGAGCACCTCGGGCTTCGGCATCGACGTGGCCGCGTGCGTGCCGGTGTTCGAGCGCGACTGCATCCTCTACCCCTACACCGAGAGCACCTCCGGCCGCGCCGAGTCGGAGAAGACCGAGCAGTTCGCGATGGCGGACCCGACCTCCTACCAGCTCTGGTGCTACGACAACATCTTTCACTACATGGGGCAGACGGACAACCACAACAAGGGTGATCCGCCCTCGAAAGACGGTGTGCCTGTCTACGTCGACACGCTGGTCTACTCGCCCACCGAAGTGAGCGACTATGCCGACAGCGGCAACTGGTTCAACCTGCCGCCCGGCGGGTTCCTCGACGTGACCGCTGTTTGCGGGCCCTACACCTCGCGCACGTCGAGCACTCACCATGCGAACGGCGTTGTCATCGGCGGCGAGGCGCCGGGCTTCGAGCCGTTCTCCAGCGAGAAGCTGTTCCCGGCCGAGCAGTCGGGCCGGCTCAGCGTGTCGTTGAAGGGCGCCGGCTCTGTCGTCGCCCACAAGGACATTCCGCATTCCTGGTACTTCGGCTTCTCGCCGGAAGAGCAGACCTACTTCTACCGCGACGCGGTGCATGTAGCGATCGGCGACAGCAGCTACGCCAGCATCTACGAACAGGACCAGAACGGCCTGCGCCGCCGCTGGGGCTACACGGCGCTGGCCGACAACCGCAGCGCGCACCACTTCATCGGAGTTATCAATGAGTAGCTACCGCGACGACGTTCAAGAAACCGCTGTTGCCAGCAGCTCCGTATGGCTCGGGCTGACCAGCGTGACCGAGGAAATCGCGCGCGCGTCGAGCGCGCTACTGTTCGGGCTCATGGTGCTGCACGCCGACGCGGCCGTGGTCAGCGATGCCGTATTCGACCGGCCCGGCGGCGTCGTCATCGAGCAGGCGCTGGCCAGCGATCAGGTCATCGACGCTCGAACCAGCCACGAGCTTGTTGCCGAGCATGCCGCCGCTTCCGATCATGCGCTGGGCCGCCTGCGCGTGCTCCATGCCGATGGCGCGCAGGCCAGCGACCAGGTGATCGACCGTGTGCGTTCGGTAGTGGTCGAGTCGGCGATCGCGAGCGACCTGGTGCTGGCACAGCGCAAAGCCCGCAGCATGGTGGTGGAGTCGGCCCGCGTCAGCGATTCGGCCCCCAGCTTTGCTTCGTCGGTGGTGCAGGAGGCCGCGCAGGCCTTGGACTTCACCACGGGCAACCTGCATGCAGCGGACATGCCGGCGGCGGTGGCGACAGCCTCGGATGAGGTGATCGACACGCGGCAGGCTGCCGCTCCGGTGGTCGAGGTGGCTCATGCCAGCGACGAGGCGTTCGGCCGGCTCCATGCCGTTGACCTGGTGCGCGACAGCGCGATGGCCGAAGACCAGATGGTCGGCGAGCCCGTGCGCGCGCAGGCTTGGACGGCGAACACCGAGTCGTGGGCCATGTCGCGCCACGACCCGGTGCCGTTCACATCGCTGGTGGTGATCGACGGCGCCTTGTACGGCCTGGCCGAGGACGGCGTATACGCGCTGGACACACGAACCACCCAGGCAGCCGCCATTCGCACGGCGCCGGTGGATCTCGGGCAGGGAATGCTGGTGCACCCGCTGCAGGCCTTCCTGGAGTACGAGCTGGATGGCACCGCAACGATGGACGTGACCACCACGCAGCAGGGCGTGGCCGAAACCTACAGCTATCCGCTTGAACCGGAGCCAGCTGGCGAGCTCACGAACGGCCGATTCATCTTCGGCCGCGGGCTGCGCGGCAGGCACTTCAGCTTCACTCTTCGCCTGGACGCGAAGCGTGGCGAGATCAACGACTTGAGCGTCAATGCGGCGCCGACGAAAAGGAGAGTGTGATGGGCATTCAACCCGACAGCATCCTCGGTGTGGCGGTAGAAACCGTCACGGACAAGATGGCGCACTTGGAGGTGCTCGCCGATCGCTACAACGCGCTGCTGAGCAGCGCGCTCGCGCAGATTGGCTCTGTGCAGGTGGCCGACGTGCCCGCGCCCACACGACCGGTGGCGCCGGTTGCCAACCCGCCCGCGATCAACCTGGGCGACGCGCCAGGCTACTCGCCGCCCAATCTGACCATGCCGTCGTCACCGGCGGACATTGACATCGACGCGCTGCTGACCGGCCTGGACCTGGGCGACCTCGGCGACTTGCCCGACCCGCCGACCGCGATCCCGATCAACATCCCCGACGCGCCGGGCATGGCGGACATCCCAGCGCCCCAGCGCCCGCAGGTCGACACCACGGTGGACTTGCCGGCCGCGCCGAGCATCGTGATGCCGGAAATGGAGGCGCTCGAGCGCATCACCCTGCCGGTGTTCGAGTTTCCGCAGCTGCCGACTTTCGACGCCACGCCGCCCAACGCCGACGGCATCACGGTGCCGAACGTCTTCATCAACTGGGCCGAGCCGGTCTACGAGTCTGAGGTGCTCGATGAGCTGCAGGCCAAGGTGAAGGGCATGATGGCCGGCGGTACTGGGCTGCCGCCAGCCATCGAAGATGCTCTGTTCGCCAGAGCGCGCGAGCGCGACAGCGCGGAAACCGAGCGCGCGGTTCAGGAGGCCGTGGACACCTGGGCGGCGCGCGGCTTCTCCATGCCGCCGGGCATGCTGGCGAAGCAGACAGCCGTGGTCCGCGAGCAGGGGCGGCTGAAGGCGGCCGAGCTGAATCGCGACATCCTGATCCAGGCCGCGCAGTGGGAGATCGAGAACATCCGCTTTGCTGTGCAGCAGGGGATGGCACTCGAGCAGCTGACCACCAATCTCTACGAGAACATGGCGAAGCGCCTCTTCGAGGTGGCGCGCTTCCAGGCGGAGAGCCAGATCAACGTCTTCAACGCGCGCATCGCGCTGTTCAACTCGCAAAACGCGGCCTTCGAGACGCTGGCGCAGGTGTACCGCACGCGGCTGGACGCGGCGCTGTCGAAGCTGACCGCCTACAAAACGGCCGTGGAAGGGCAGGTCGCGCTGGGCCAGATCAACCAGCAGCGCGTCGAGGTGTTCAAGGCCAAGATCGAGGCCGTGCAGTCGAACGTCGAGGTCTACAAGGCCCTCATGCAGGGCGCATCAGTGCGCGCTGACACGATCAAGGCGCAGTTCGACGCCTACCGGGCCGACGTGCAGGCTTTCGCCGAGCAGGTCGGCGCGGAGAAGGTGAAGTTCGATGCCTATGAGTCCCGCGTGAAGGGCGAGGCGGCCAAGGCTGGCGTGCTGGAGTCGCAATCCCGCGCCTACGCCGCTACGGTGCAGGCGGTGACCAACAAGGCGGAAATCAAGGTCAAGGGCGCGCAGATCAAGATGGAGGCTGCGCGCACGAAGGTGTCAAAGTTCCTGGCCGATGTGGACGCCTTCAAGGCGCGCATCGACGCGAGCCTGCGCGAAGTGCAGTACAGCACGCAGGTCTACCAGGCGCAGGTCGAGGGCTGGCGCGCGAAATCGAATGCAGTGGTGGCTGACGCCGAGATGCAGTCGCGCTTCGCCGACATGAATACCCGGACCAACATCGCCTACGCGCAGATGCAGATTAGCGAGTACACCGCTCGCATGCAGAACGCGGTGCAGCAAGCTCAGATCGCGCTGGAAGCCGCCAAGGCGCTGGGCCAGTACACCGCGCAGCTCGCGGCGGGTGCGATGTCGGCGATGCACGTCTCTGCAGGCATCAGCGGCTCTGGCAGTGCCAGCAGCTCGGAATCCACGAGCCAAAGCACCAGCACGAGCTATAACTACAGCTACTGAATAGGTGCCTCAGTTGCAGATCGCATTGGTCGGACCAGCGCGCGTGCAGAAAGCGCCGTCCGATCGTGTGAAGTTGCCGCCCGCAGCGTTGTTGTAGCGCCGGCCTGCGGTGTCCCAACATCCAGCGGGATCGCAGTTGACAATCTGCGCCGGCGCCTCGGGCACGGGCGGTGCCGCCGCCGCGCGCGTTCCAGACGACTGTGCGCGGGAGGCCGCCATGTTCGTTCCGCATGCGGCATCAACCTTCAGCTCGGCCGACCGCACTGGCGCCGAGGCCGGCCCGGGGTGGTTCCCCCGAGCGACTTCCAGCTTCATCTTGCTCGTGACGATTTCGAGGTCACGTTGCGCCGCGCGGCACTTCGCCTCGTCGACGATGGCACCTGAGCCACCAGCTGTGCGGCCGCCGCTGCCTCCGATGATTGTTGCTCCCGGTGTTGGTTGATCGCGTCGCTGATCGTCGTCGCGCATCCGCGCGGCGGTATTGCGCTCTGTTGATGCGTCGAGCACGTTGGCCGTGGTGTTCACGCGCGAATCGGCGGCGCCGGCCGGACAGGGGCCGTCACCGTACGTGACCTTCCCGTTCGGCAGGGTGCACTTCGTGACCTGCGCTGAAGCACAGCATGAGGCCAGGACCAGGGCCAAAAAGACGAACTGTTTCATGTCGCCCACCTCCAATTTTTGCGAAATGTTACTCGCACCCCCGTGGGGTTCGACTGGCGCGCCGGCTCTCCGAAAAATGGCGCGCATCGAGATCGAGAGGTAGACCCATGCAC